GGGCATCCCTGGCGGCCCTGGAGGAGATTGAAGCGGCCCTGCAGAGTTCGCGGGGGGTGGACCACCGGAAGGGGCTGGCGGCGGTGCGGCGGGCGCGGAAGGCACTATGGCAGGGGGCGGTGGCGGTGGCGGCGGCGGAACATAAGGCCGGTCGAGGTTAAACTCGTCCATGTCCTGGAGGTATTTCGTCAATTTGACGACATCGACATCCTCGTCACTGCCCAGAAGCGCGTCGTACTGCTCCTTTGTCAGCCCGGTGTAGCTCTCGGTCTCAGTAGTTTTCTGGGTGTCCCAATAATATTTGACCCAGCCAAGGCGCTCCAAGAGAGCGTCCTTGAACCAATCGTGGAGGATCAGGAACCCTTGGTTCTCCCGCATAAACACATGGTTCAGGTACTCGGTGGCCTGCTTGGCTTGGCTCTCTGTGCCCGGCCTCGGCGGCTCTACCGTGCAGATCTTGTCTGAGGCGGTAAAAATCCGGATCAGAGCGGGGAGGACCCACTCGACCGCCTCCAATACCGTGCGCATGACGACAGTGCTGCGGCTGCCGTCTTCGACCTCGTTGCCAAACGGCTGGCCCTCGTAATATCGGAGCGCCTGCAACCGGTCATGCGAGAGGGTGCCGCCGTCGCGGCCGAGCGCACTCTCAAGCTCCTGCCGGATAACGGACTTGACGTGATCCTCGTCGAGGTCATCGATCGTCAACCCCTGGACGATCTCCTCGCGGCGCTTGCGTTCCTGGCCGCGGCCCAGGGTATCACCCATAAAAGCCGAGCCCTGCAGGCCGTAATCGCTCATCGATTACGACCCCGGGGGGCGTCCGGGGCGCCGCGGTGTCAGCGCCGCCCGCTCGGCCCGCTCTTCGGTGTGGTCCGCCGGCTCGCCGTACAATTCCTGCATAAGCTCACGCCCCTCCCGCATCTCCTTAACCTCGGCCTCCAGCTTCTCCACCCGCTCTAAGAGCGCGGTCCAGGCCGCGGTGTCACTCTGTGCCATGTCAAAAGCCCCAATATGATTTCTGGTTAGTATTCAGCAGCGCGCGCGCCGGTGCACTCAGCGCGTACCCGCTCCACACGATGGTCTCGCCGAAACTGCACGTCGTGCCCGCTGCCGACACGACCGCCGTCTGCAGGCTGGCGGTCCCGGCATCCGGCGCCACCGTCCCCGTCGTTTCCGTGGCGTCCACCCGCAATACGCTTGCCGCGTCATTCAGCACGCCGGTAATTGCGTGCCAGGCACCATCCGTCGCCGGGGCCACGATCTCCGGTGCGCCGGTGCCGGTCACCCCCCAAGTGTTCGCCGCCGTGGCGCGCAATTCATTCTGGTCCCAAAATGCCGCCCAGCAATTGCCCACGCCGGCATTGCGTATCGCCACCGTGCTGATGCTGACCGGCCCCACTACTGTCTGCGTCGTCGCCGTCGCCAAGGACCCGGTACTCGCCGTCCGCAGGCATGGCAGGACGCCTTGGCAATTGAAGACGAATTGCGGCTGCCAAGCCGGCGTTGCCGTCTGCGTCGCGTGGTAACCATCGCCGGACTGGTCGTACCACGTCACACCAAAGCAACTCGTCGCGGCGCAATGCGTCGTCGCCGCCGGTACGTCGAGATCCCCGCCGGCAGTAAACCCGATATCCAACTCCGCATTGTCGCTGGCCCGCCGCAGCCGGATCGCCGGACCGGTATAGGCGGTCTTCAGTCTTCTGAAGCTGTACGCCCCGGCCGGCGTCGCAAAGCTGTCCAATATGCCCGGCGTCCGCAGCCGGTGGTGCCCGCCGGGCATAACGTTCGGCCCCGCCTTTAGCCCCGCCTGCACCGGCAGGGCCAGCAGCAAGAGCACCGCCGCCAAGCGTAGCGCCGGGGGCATGTGCGTCACATGCCGTTCCCGGGCGTCAGGTACAGCGGTGCGGTACCGCTGGCAGCGATCCCGGCGATGTGGGTCTGGGCGCAGCCGATGATCTCTACCGTGCCTGGCGCGATCGGCATCCCGGCTGCCGTGGTGGCGGTAACGGCGACATCGCCGCAGGCGATAAACGCCGGCACCGTGCCGCTGTTAAAAATCCGAATGCTCTTGTTGTTGTTGCTCGACTGCACCTGCACTCGGGCGGTCGTGGCGGTAACCGCCAGGGTCACGGTCGGGCCGCCCGGCTGAAACGGTACCTGCGCCAAGGCGTGTACCGGCAGCAGCACCGCGGCTGCTGCCAGCAATGCTGCTGCCTTCATGATGCTGCCCTCAGGTCTTCGGTTGCGCGGTCGGCGGCAATGTGTTGTCGGGACGCCCGCCGCTGCCCGGCAGGGTATTATCCGGCCGCGGCGGACGGCCTTGGCCCGGCAAGGTGTTGTCCGGCCTCGGCTGCCCTTCCGGCAGGCTGTGGTCGGGGTAGAGCGGCGGCTGCGCAATCGGATGCTCCGGCTGCAGCTCCGTATCGATCACCGTCCAGCGCCAGCCCACGCCCGGTATCCAGACGAGAACCAGAAAATCGCCATTGATTGCCGGCGGCAGCGGCGGCCAGACCGCACCGGGAGGCAATGGCAGACTGTTATCCGGCGCACCAGGAGCCGGCATATAGATCGGGTGATCAGGGCCGATCGGCAGCGGCACGCTGTAGTCGGGGTCGGTGGGACGCGGCGGCTGCGGCCACACGGTGGGTGGTGCGGGGAGGCCGTAGGAGGGGTCTACCGGATAAGTCGGCGGCACTGGCCCGGTCGAGGGATACCCGGGAGAAGATGGCGGCACGATCGGATGGCTCGCCACCGGCGGCAACGGAAACCCGTATCCCGGGTCAACCGGGCCTTCCGGCGCCACCGGCCCCTGGCTCGGGTATTCGCCGCCAGGCACGCCGTAATCCGGGTCTACCGGTCCTCCAGTATGCCGGACGTGGATCGGACTTCTGCTTACTGCAACATATGCCATTACGTGCTCCTAGAGAGGAAATAGTTAACGAACGAGCCCAGCAGCAACACCAAGGTTAAAATCCACAGTAAAACTTCGACCGGCAAGCTGTGCCGATCAGCCGTCCTCCTCTGCCTGATACAAATCGGCTTCCTCGGCGCGGCGGCGAACCAACCCGGCCAATACTTTGCCACCGGCCTTGTTCCACAAGTGGAATGAGCTGGCAGCCTTGGCGTACTCGCCGGCCCGGTGATGACGTGCCACGCTCGATTTGGCAAATGCCCCAACCCCTACGTTGTAAGCGAGCGACACCATCGCGGCGAACTGGTTCTCGTTGGTTGGCGCGTCGCCGATGGCCCGCTGCACCCCCGGCTCGAACTCTCGCAATAACCGCTCAGCCAGGAGCCGCTCGGCCTCGTCCTGGGTAATCGTGCAGCCCCGAAAAACATGCGCGCCGGTGTCGCCATAGCCGATCGTCCAGATGTTCACCGGGTCGAGATACGCCGTTAAGCGGCAACCCTCGTTGCGCTTGATCAATTCGATGCCGGCGGCGTTGGTGCGCATCAATTAGGTTTCCCAACCGCCGCCGAGATACACTTATCCAATAATTTCGCCACGGCTTCGGTTCTTTGTTCCATGCTCGCGGCTCTTGTTGAATTTTGGTTATCCAAAAACCAAATAAGTCCACAAAAAAGCACAACGATAATAACCATCCCGGGCGGCATTCCGCCGAGGATGGTGCGGCTGATTTCCGTTAGAGCCCCGAGGACACCCGGCTGTACCGGCCGGACCTCGCGTTCTTCACGAACGTATCGCTCGCCGTTCTTAGGCGGCGGCGGGCTGCTCTCGGTCATCCCGGCTGCCCGCCGTATCTTAGCTGAACCGGCGGCGCCACCCCAGCGCCCCAGCCATTAACAAGCCGCCGCCCAGCAACAACAAGCTAGCCGGCTCTGGCACCGCATTGGCCGCCGCGTTGCCCGCCACGCTGGCGGCAAAACTGGCAATCGTCTGGCCGGTGTCGCAGGCCGGACACGCGGTCACGCTTACCGGCGGGTCCACATTGGTCAGGCTGAACCCAATAGCGCGCGGCAGATCGAGGGCCGTGATAACGTCGGAGGCAAACAACGCGGTCGACGCAGCCATCACGATCTGCGTGCCACCGAGCACCGCGATTGCCCCATCGGTAAAGGCGCCGCTCAGATAGTTCGTGTCGGCCGGGGCACACGCCGCTGTCGAGCAGATCGAAAACGTGCCGCTGAAATGCTGCGTCACGACAACCCCGCCCGTCACCGTAGCGCCGGTCGAATTGGCCGCGCTGAGATCGAGGAAGGCTGCGATCGGCGTCACATCGACGCTGGCGATCTGGGTGATGTTGACCGCGATGTCGCTGCCGGTGATCGTGGTGCCGCCGGTCCCGCCGGTGCCGGTGACCGTATTGCCGCCACCAGTCTGGCCGAAGGTAATGATCGTGTCGGCCTTGGCCGGCATGCTGGCAAGCAGAGCAACCACTGCTACGCTAGCTAACAGGTGCTTCATATCAAACCTCCATACGAGAAATACCACGCCTGCATCACCACCAGTCTTCCCATTCAATGGCGATAATGCTGCCGTCTCGGCCAAGCCACAGCCAACACTGTGCGAAGTGCCGCGCGGTAGTCGTCGCTGCCGATGGGCGTTCCCGCCAAAAGGGTCCAATCCTCATGCGAGTGTCGGTGAGGCGGGCCGGTCGACTGGGCCCTCCCCGGTGTGCCGGACATGGATCGGGCTGCGGCTGACTGCTACATAAGGCATGGAACTTGCTCCCCTTGTTTACAAGAAAAAGCGGCCCGATTGCCCGCTCCTGCGTCGTTCTGTTATCCTCTCGGCATGACAAAAACCTGTGGCGGCTGTGCCGCCTGCTGCGAAACGGTGCCGGTCAAAGAATTGGGCCTCGGACCCTTCACTCGCTGCCCGCACCAGCGCCCGCCGTTTGACATCAAGGGCCCCGGCTGCGGCATCTACCCCGACCGCCCCTATTCCTGCCGCTCGTGGTCCTGCGCGTGGCTGGAGGCCGACTGGCCGGACCAGTACCGGCCCGACCGCTGCGGCCTGGTGATCGATCCGAACTACGATCTGATCCGGGTCAATGAGCGCGAGGTGAGGGCTTGCCAAATCTGGGCGATGCCGGGTCACGAGGCCGACTACGACCGGCCCGAGATAATCGACCTGCTAATGTCGATCATTACCAAGGCACAATGCGCGGTCATCTGGCTCACCAAGGACGGCATGGGGATCACGTTTGTGCGCAATCCTAAAACCGGCGCTATCGTCCGATCGGCGCCGACGCAGCCAACACCAAACGCCGACGAGATCCTTGGGACCGCCGTCGAGCGCATCTACCGCGCCAATTTCACCGACTAGCCCGGTTCGCAGATCAGGATTAGCTGGGCGACGCCTTGTGCATCCTCGTGCAGCTCGAACGTCATCTCCAACGGCTGACGAGGCTGCAACGGTTGCCCGGTGCCCATGTTAGAGCGCAACAGGACGGGAACGGCCAAGGCGTTGGTGTAGGTCAGTTTGACGATCATTTCGCCACCGCTTCCTCTATGAGCTTGCGCACCAAATCACATGGCTCGATCACGCTGACGAACTTGCCGTCAGAGAGACCGACGACGCAGTGCGCGTCTTTGGTCAGTAATTTGTTGGGTTGGCCGATCGACGACATGGTTGCGTGCAAGGCGGTGACATGCGCCGGGTTGATCGCAACCTCGCCACCATCGACCCGGTGCAGGACGATCAACTGCAGCGCTACGACAAAGACAAACGTCAGACGAGGCCCAACTGGCGGTATTTCAGCTTCTGCGGGCGGCCCTGCGGGGTCTCATACGCCACCGCCAGCAAGCCAAACGCATCCGCGCTATGACTGCTCCAATCATGGTCCGGGCCGAGCCCGACATCCCTGATGTCTTCGCTTCTCTTCTCGTGGTACCAGCCCAAGGCGTCGCGACCGGCCTCAGTCGTCTCCGCGTTGAACCAGATCGATGGGAACAGCCTTCTGGCCGCCTCGATCCGCATCCGCGCCGCGCCGCGGCCCTGGTTGGGGATCACGTCTACCGGAAAGCCGGCCTGCCGGATGGCGCTCTCAAACGATACATCGTAGACCCGGTCGTGGCTGGCGCCATCATGGGGGAGGTATATATGAGCCTTTCCCCAGCCGCGGTCTCGTAACCATTGAAGATGTACCGCCAATGGCTCTCCGATAGCCTCGTAATAGTCCAGCACTCGCACTTCTCGCGAGACAAACTGGGCAATCCAGCAGGAATAGGCATCGCTCTTGGCGCCAGTACCGCCGATATCGACAAACGCCTTGATCGGCAGCAGCGGGTCCCGGCTGACCTTACCGATCCGGCCCTCCCGCTGCGCCTCCGAGAGCAGCGCGGCAAAGTACGCGCCCACATGGGCCGTCGCGTAGTCGCCCTCCCAAATGTGCGGGTACTGCTCCGGCCGCTTCTGCTCGTCCTCTCGCCTTATCTGGTCCAGCGTGCTGGGGAACCACGGGTTGTCGCGCCAGTTTACCTCGACAATCTTGCTATTCTCAGGCGGGTTCTCGCGAAAGCGCTGGTTCGTTGGACTAGCCCGCCGCTCCGGGTTCCAGGTCACCCAGATCTCCGCATTCTCCTCGCGCACCGTCGGAATAGCCTTCTGCCAGGCCTGCTCACTGACCGGCTCCGCCTCGTCCACCCACAAAAGTCTAATTCTGGCGGTTGACTTGACGCTCTCGATGTTTCTTCGCAGGCCGACAAAGGTAAAATCTATCCGACCGTCCTTGGTCCGTATGTACTTTTCGCCGATCTCATAGTTATCGTGCAACCATGGCTCGGTCTCGATCGCCTGCTTGACTTCCGCCATGCTGCTTTCATCAAGACTGTTCTGGAACTCCCGACCGCAGACAATAACCCCGCTCTCTCTGGCTTGGGCACATCTGAGACCATATACCGCCGCCATCTTGGCGAAGCTGCGCGATTTGGCTGAACCCCTCCCGCCGTAAGCGCCGCGGTACAGAGCCTCACCGCTGAACACCCCCACCAATTTCCTGGGCAGCGCAATCTGTCCCGCCGGCATCAATCCGCCGCCTCCACTTGCGCAAACAGGCCCGCGTCATCCTCAATGCGGCGCCGCGCCATCGCGGCATAGGCCGGGTTGAGTTCGATCAGGATCGCGTCGCGGCCGAGCCGATCAGCCACCATGCCAGTGGTGCCGGCGCCACCAAACGGGTCAAGCACGACACTCTGCTCGGTATAATCCCACGGACAATCGCAGAATGGTCTAAGATCACCCCCCTCACGGTGCCACGGCGATCCGCACTTCGCGCAACATTTCTCAGGAGAGCCGGCGAGGATGCACGGCTCGATCAGCGCTGGCGGGAATGTGGCGAAGTGGGCTTCCGGGAATGGCTCGCTGGCGACGGTCCAGACGCTGCGTTTGTTACGCGTCTCGCCCCAGGCCACGCCTCGCGCGAAACCTGCTGCGGTGCGCTGGTCAACAATGCCAGCAGCCGATTGCTCTGCCTTGCGGGCGCCAGCCGGCATCGAGCTAGACGGCTCGGCGGCGGCTTCGGCAATGGCGGCGTGGTCGAACCAGTACCGCTCGCTCTTGCTCAGCAGAAACAGATACTCGTGTGCCTTGGTGCAGCGGTCGGTGACGCTTTCCGGCATCGGGTTGGGCTTCGACCAGATGATGTCCTGCCGCAGCCACCAGCCATCGGCACGCAGCGCAAAGGCCAGCATCCAGGGAATGCCGAGCAGGTCTTTTGGTTTCATGCCGGCAATGAGGCCAGCGCCATTGCGGTTGCTATTTCCGCCGTTCTTGTCTGGATTACCAGCGCGCCAGCCAATAGATGCGCCCGCGTAGCTATCCCCGATATTCAGCCAGAGCGTGCCGTCCCGCCGCAATACGCGCCGAACCTCGCGGAACACCGCCACCAGCGCCGCAACGTACGCGTCGGGCGACGGCTCAAGCCCGATCTGCCCGGCGCAGCCATAATCCCGCAGCCCGTAATACGGCGGCGACGTCACACAGCAATGCACGCTCTCAGCCGGCAGCAGCCGAAGCTGCTCCAGCGCATCGCCGGTG